GTCGGCTACAAAGAACTTTTGACTTACACAGCAATAGTGCGCTCGATGATGAATGAGGGCCGTCTAGTTCATACCGGCGAACAAATGTTGGCGGAACATATGAACCGCGCGTGTGGTGTTCGTACCCAGCAGGGATATGTGCTTTCATCACAGAAATCGCCTGGCCCAATCACGATGGCGCGCTGCACCGTGTTCGCTGCAGCTCTCGCTTCACGACCCAAATGGAAGAACAAACCCGCAATGGCGACGGGTGGCTGATCATTTCGTATATCTCAAATCTGCCATTGTGAATGATTGTTGCAAATGCAATGATGATTCCAAATGGGAATCTTTAACAAAAAGATCACAGCGCCGAAAGCATATTCGAGCGACATTCAAGCCGGAGCTGCTGGCACTTCCCAGATAGGTTCGTTCCTCACGTACAGGGTCGGCACAAATGAGGAACGAGCACAATCAATCCCAACTGTCAACCGCGCAGCAGACCTGATGGCCTCAATGATTGCGTGTCTAGATATGCAGCAATACACGCTGCAATGGGACCCTGCCGATGAAGATTATGTAGAGATCTATTTGCCTGGTGAATCGTGGATGTCACAACCCGACCCACGGGTGACACGCAACTTCATCATGGCAAATACTTTCCGTGACCTTTTCTACAACGGTCGCGCATTCTGGGCCATCACCTCACGTTATTCAAACGGTTTCCCCGCAACTTTTACCTGGCTCCCATCCGCCAACATGTCGAGTCTCGATATGGCGGGTCCGCAATGGTTCGGTCCCTCGGAACATTTGTTGTTCAACGGACAGGAACTTGACTCAACAAACGTCGTTCAATTCTTGTCGCCAATCCCAGGCTTACTGTTCCAAGGTGCGCGCGCCGTATCAATAGCCCTTCGACTTGACTCAGCTGCAGAACGATTCGCGTCCACCGAAATTGCGGCGGGATATTTGCAACAACGTGGCGGCGAACCGATGTCTGCGGAAGATCTGGGCGAACTTGCAGGCGCATGGGCAAATGCACGACGTCAAAACTCAATTGGCGCACTCAACGAATTTGTCGAATGGAAAGAATTCAGTTCTGATCCATCAAAACTGCAGCTAGTAGAGGCGCGCGAATTCTCCAGTCTTGAACTCGCACGAACCGCGAACGTCCCGCCATACCTCGTTGGAATCGGTACGACCGGCATGACATACAACAACGCTCAACAGGCGCGACAAGATTTGTACCTGTTTGGCGCGAAACCATATATCGATTGCATTCAAGAAACTTTGTCAATGAACACAATTCTTCCGCGCGGTCGCCATGTGAAATTTGATCTTGAATCATATTTGAATGACTCAAACATCATGCCCGAAATACCAGTTGAGCAACCAGTACCGAACGCGCCGGCACCATCGCCAGCGCCTAACCAGCAGCAGGTTTCAGAATGATCCAATTCATTGCACAAGATCTCACTATCGATGCGGGAGCGGGAGACAACGCTGCACCTAAGCGCCAAATCTCTGGCCTTGCCGTTCCTTGGAACACCGAGGCCACCGTTTTAGGTGGTCAAAAAGTCATTTTCTTACCAGGCTCTTTGCCTGAGGATGGCCCCGCACCGAAACTGTTAGAAGAACACGCTGGCCTGCCTGTTGGCATGGTCACCGCGCGCCAATCAACCGATCAAGGAATGATGTTCACAGCAAAACTTGCTGAAACGTCACGCGGCAACGACGCAATGGCGCTGCTCACTATGGGCGCTATTGATTCCGTGAGCGTTGGCGCGAATCCAATCAAATTTAAGTTTGACAAAAACGGCACGATGGTTGTTTCATCCGCTGATTTTGTCGAATTGTCACTCGTCAATCAAGGAGCGTTTTCGGACGCGAAAATATCTGACGTAGCAGCTGCTCTGAAACGTGAACAGATCGGCGTCTGGGTGGAAACACCCGATGAAGAAGAATCCAACCCAGCATCACAACCCACCGAAGAAAAGGAAACACCAATGTCCGAAGCAATTGAAGCACAGCCTGAGGTTGTGCCAACACCAATTTTCGCTACCGCGAAACGCGAATTCAAACTTCCATCAGCAGCCGAATACATCGCCACGTTTTTGCGCGGCGGCAACGATTTCTCACAGTTGCAAGACAACATTCGTGCAGCTGCTCCAGTAGCCCCGTACATCGATACGGAAAGCAACCCTGGGATTTTGCCGACGCCGATTGTGCAACCCGCTTATAACAACTTTCGTGGCTTGCGCCCTGTCATTGATGCTGTGGGTCCTAAGGCGATGCCGACCACGGGCCAGGTATTCATTAGGCCTTCCGTAACAACTCATGTTTCTATGGCTGCTCAAAGCGCACAGAACGCAGCATTGCAAACCGGCACACTCAAAACCACCAGCAATCAGGTAACAAAACTGGCTTATGGCGGATATGTCACCATTTCCGAACAGGACATGGACTGGTCAGATCCCAACATCATCAGCCTTGTACTCGATGACATGAGCCGGATCTACGCCAACCAGACCGACGATGTGGCAGCTGACAACCTTGTTGCCGGTGCAACCACCACCGCAATTTTGTCGAACGCCAACCTTGCTGATCCAGCAAAAGTTGTTGCGTTCATGTATGACTCTGCATCAACAATTTTGTCGGGTTCAAACGGCAACTTGCCAACTCACCTTTTCTTGTCAGCAAATATGTTTGCTGCACTCGGAAAATTGAGCGACACAAGCGGTCGCCCATTGTTCCCACAGACAGGCCCGATGAACGCTTACGGTTCAATGTCGCCAGGTGCTACTGAGAGCGTTGCTTTCGGTTTGCGCGTTGTCGTTGACCGCAACTTCGCTGACGGAACCATCATCGTTGGTGACTCGACCGGCTACGAAATCTTCGAGCAGCAAAAAGGTGCCCTATCAATCGAAGTGCCTTCCACGATGTCACGCACAATCGCATGGCGCGGATACTTCGCAACCTTGATGATTGACGCTTCAAAGTTCGTCAAGCGCACCGCTTCCTGATACCGAACTGCTAGCAAAGGGATTATTGCAAAATGGCCGCGTTTACTATTACGCACACGCAACGTCAAGACAACGTGGCTATTTTGCAAACCCTTGAAACAACCGACATCGCTATAGGCCAGTCGATCACCGTTAGCGGCAACACCGCTTTCAATGGCACATACATTGTTCAGGCAATCCCCCAATACCTGTTCAAAGGCGTTGACATTTATGGTGATTGGCTTTTCAACTACGACGTCATCATCCCGAACCAAATTTTGGTTAACCAGACTGGCGACTATTCAGTTCGCGCAGCTGCAACAGGCACAGTCACTTGGACACAAACCTGCACCTGGATCACCAACCAAAACGTGCTTGACGCTCTGGGCATCTCGCCCGCAACGGCAAATGACACCACCTTCGTTACCACCTGCACGGCGGCGGCTAACGCTTGGGCGTTCCGAAAGAGAGTCGAAGCGGGATACTCCGATTCTCTTTCAACGTCGCCTTCTGCCGATGCAACCCTGGGAACGACTTTTTATGGGATGAGCCTGTATCGACAAAGGGGAAGCGTTGATTCCTATGCGTCTTTTGAATCAATGTCAACTGGCGCGCCGACTGCTTCAATGGGCGAAATTATGCGCCTGCTGGGCATCAATAGGAGTCAGGTCGCATGAGTGCCACGGGTGTATTTGCAGAGGCTCAGGCGGCTCTTGCGGGCCGTCTAGACGCGCTAGGAATTGTCAACACCGCTGACCCACGTAACGCCCGCCCCATGTCGGTTCTTATTGAGCCGCCATCGTTCACAGCGTTCACTTTCAACGTCCTCAAAATGACGTTCACCCTTCGCGTTCTGGCAGCTCCCCCAGGTAACCAGGACGCGATTGATTACCTCTACACCACCATCGACACGATTATCAACACCACCACCATCGACGTATTGGAAGGCCGCCCATCGCTCACCACGATCGGCGGGCAAGACATTCCGTCTTATGACCTCACCGTTGCTGTGGGCACACAGCGGCAATAACCCAGGAGAAAAAATATGGCAACCCTTACCTTTCTAGGAAACGCAACAGTCAACATCACCCCAACAGGCGGCACCGTTGTTGACGTTTCAGACCAATGCACAAAATGTGAAGTAACAGTCGGTTACGACTATCTCGAATCAACCGCATTCGGCGATACAGGCCACCGTGCCGTTCAGGGCTTGCAAAAAGTCACCTGCAACATGGACTTGTTTCTTTCATACGGCGTTGGCGAAGTTGAAGAATTGATGTCAAAAATCCAGACCGCTGGCAGCTGCATCATCTCCATCACACCAAGTGGCAGCAGCCTGAGCGCATCAAATCCGAAGGTGACGATTACGAATGCCACACTTGATGCCGACCATTTCGTGATGTCATCTGTGGGCAACCTCGCAACCGTTTCGTTGAGTTTCACAAACGGCACCTGGGCGCGCGTCATCGCTTAAACATTTCTCTTTACCGTGCAAAGGAAATCATGCAATTATCAATCAAAGTCAACATAGGCGAAGAAGATTTTGTTGTTCAAACAAACCTGTACCACATCGTTCAACTAGAACGAAAATACAAAATCAAAGCATCCGATTTGGGTGCCGGCGTTTCAATTGAACAACTCGGTTTCCTTGCCCATGAAGCAGCCAAAACAGGCAACTTCAACCCGCCACTACAACTTGATGACTTCCTCAAAAAGTTGGTCACGCTAGAAGTTGTGGACACAGCCAACGCAAACCCTTCCAGCGGGGATCAGTAAGCCGGTCGCTAGCAGAAATCCTTGTTGCTACCGGCTACTGGCCCCCATACGAATTCACACTTCAAGACCTGAACACCGTGATCGATGTTCTCAACACTCAAAGAAAGGCTATGCAATGACGGTCGAAACAAGAACCGAATTTGTGGGCCTTCAAGACGCAATCAAATCTTTGAAAAAAATAGATCCCGAATACCGCAAAGAATTCAACCGCAACGCTAAAGACATCGTCAAACCCCTCATTGATGACGCGCGTTCCCACTACCCCGCAATGCCGCTATCGGGCATGAAATACGTCTGGACTCAACGCGGAAGAACCCTGTTCCCTTGGACACCCAGCAAAGTACGTTCTGGACTCAAGTTCAAAGTTTCAACTCGCAAAAACTCTTCATCAGTTTTGTACGTCACCCAAATGGACCCAGGTGCAGCAATCTTTGAAGTCGCAGGTCAAGCAAGCCCAGGCGAAACATTCAACGCAAACCTGAGAAAGAAATCACCGCGCGTTTTATGGCCCACCGCTGACAAACACTTAACTGAAATTGAAAGCAAACTCGCCGACCTTGTAAAAGAAGCCATGAAACTAGTTGAAAGCGAATTGCGCTAATGGCAATAACAATCCCGATCATTACCGAATTCGCTGGCGCCGGCATTGACAAAGCAATTGCCCAATTCAAACAATTAGAAACAACAGGCGAAAAAGCACAGTTCGCGTTGAAAAAAGCAGCGGTTCCTGCAGCTGCAGCACTCGCAGGGTTGGCAACTGTCGGCCTTGATTTCGCTAAAGCGGCAGCAGAGGACGCGGCAGGCGCGGCAACCCTCGCCAGGCAACTACATAACACCACTCTGGCAACCGATAGCCAAATCAAAGGCAATGAAAAATGGATCACTTCTGTTTCCATGAGCGCGGCTGTCGCCGATGACGAACTTCGTCCGGCGTTGCAGAGACTTGCCACGGGCACAGGTTCGCTGGAATTGTCACAAAAACTATTGAAAACCGCTCTTGATGTAAGTGCAGCGACCGGCAAACCTCTAGTCGATGTAGCCGATGCACTCTCAAAAGGTTACGCAGGGAACATGAAAGGGTTAAAAGCCCTTTCACCTGAACTCGCCGCAATGATCAAAGATCACGCCAGTTTCACCGACGTCACAAAACGTCTCGATGACAACTACAAAGGCATGGCGAAAACTGTTGCCGACAGCGCGCAAGGCTCATTCAAAAAACTTGGCATCTCCCTACAAGAAACAAAAGAATCAATCGGCGCTGCTCTCCTACCTGTTGTCCAGGCGCTCGCTGACAAGTTCGCAACCGTCGGACAATGGGCACAAGACAACTCTGGGCTGTTCCTCACTTTCGGAATCATCATCGGCGGAATCGCCCTTGCCATCGTCACCGTCAACACCGCCTTAAAGGTGTATGAGGCTTACACAAAAATTGCCGCAGCTGCAACATGGCTCTGGAACGCTGCCCTTGACGCAAACCCACTCTTTCTCATCGTCGGGGTATTCGTAGCGGTCGGCGTGGCACTCATCATTTTGCAAAAGAAATTTGATATTTTCGGCAAAGTCTTTCAGGTAGTAGGCGACCTTGCCGGCGGTGCATGGGACGGAATCAAAGCAGGGTTGAGCGCTATTGGCGATCTGGCTGAAACCATTTGGGGTGGCATGAAACGCGGTTTCGGCGGAGTGTATGACGCAATCAAAGGCTACATAAATCTCATTGTCGGCATCTACAAAGGACTCTTCAACGGGATTGCGGACATCTGGAATAACACCGTCGGCAAACTTTCTTTTTCAATACCTGGCTGGGTACCGATCATTGGTGGCAAAGGCTTCGATGTACCGAACATCCCAAAACTTGCTGACGGCGGCATCGTCAACAGCCCCACCATTGCTCTTATTGGCGAGGCTGGCCCTGAAGCAGTTGTACCACTCACAGGCCGTAACGCTGGCGGCATGGGAAGCATGAACATCACCATAAACGCCGGCTTAGTGTCTACCCCCGACCAAATCGGGCAAGACATTATTACCGCTATTCAAAAAGCACAACGTCGTTCTGGGCAAGTGTTCGCTAACGCTAAAGGCGTAGCTGCATGACCGCGCCAACAATTCAAGTGTTGGTCGGCTTTCAAACCACGGCACAATTTGGCGCAGCTTTTCAATTAGATGACGCGGTTTATGGCAAATTAGACACAGGCAAACTTGGCGGCGTTGCTATGGCAGATCTCACAAGTCTTGTTGAGTCCATCAGTATCACGCGCGGGCGTTCACGCCAATTAGACCAATTTAACGCAGGTACAGCTGTCGTTAGTTTCAACAACTCGACGCGCGTTCTTGACCCGCTGAACACTTCCAGCTCCTACTACCCAGGCGTAGTCCCGCGCTGCCCTATCCAAATACTCGCTAACGGAATCCCGATCTATACCGGCCTCATCACCGACTGGAACCTTGACTACGACATTGCCAGCAACGGTGACCGCATGTATGCGGCCTGTTCAGACAACTTCACAGTATTTGCCAACACCACACTCATAGGTCACACCACAACTGCTGAGTCAACCAACACTCGAATAGACAACGTGCTGAACTACAGCGAGGTAAATTATGTAGGGGCGCGTTCTATCGGCACCGGAACCTCAACACTTGGCGGAACCGCGGCATCAGCAGAGTTCAGCATTGCTGACGGCACCAACTTGTTGACATATTTGCAGCTGATCAACACAAGCGAGCAGGGCTATCTGTTTATGGCTGCTGACGGCACCCTGACATTCAAAGGCCGCTCAAGTGTTCTCAACCCTGTCGCAAACGCAACATTCACCTACACCGGTTTAGGGATCAACTATCAGACCCTACAAAACCAGTATGGCGATGAGTTGCTTTACAACTACATAGTGACCCAAAGCCCTGGCGCTGGCGCGCAACAAATTGCCAGCAACGCAACGTCTATTGCCCAATACCAGTCGCAAAGTTTGAACATCACAAATCTGTTGAACAGCAGCACTACTGAAGTAGCGGGTTTAGGCAACTACCTTTTAGGCAAATACGCCAACCCTGTGTTGCGCTTCACCAACGTATCGACACAACTCACCGCGCTAACGACAGCAAACCAAAACATTTGTTTGAATCTTGACTTGACAAAAATTGCAACGGTAGTAAAAAACTTTTCTACAGGCACACCTTTAACAGAATCACAAACCCTGATCGTCTCTGGCGTTTCGCACAACATCACGCCTGGCAGCCACATAATTAGTTACACATTTGAGTCAACAGACGCCAACCAATACTTGACGCTTGACGACTCAATTTTCGGAACACTTGACTACAACCTTCTCAGTTTCTAAAGGAGACACAACATGGCAATAGCACCCAACACCACCTTTGTAGCAGGCAACGTCTTGACTGCGGCACAAATGAACGCTCTCCCCTGGGGGATAGTGGCTCAAGGTTCGGCAAACGCAAACTCTTCCATAAGCACTACTGAAACAGTCCAAGTCACAGCGTCAACTTTTACTGCAGTAGCAAACCGTTACTACCGCATCACTTATTACGAGCCAGTCATCACACCAAACGCCGGCGCGGGCAATTACATAACGCTTAATATCCGGCTTACAAACGCTGCCGGAACAATTTATGCAAGCGGTCAATCTCAAGCAACTGGCGCAACGTCTGGTTCAGCAATAGGAAACGTCGTTACCATACAAACATTCGCTGCCGGCGCAACAGTTGTGGTTGGTTGTGCGGTAGTCAATGCTGGCACAGGTGCTTGTTATCGAGGGGCAACCTCACAAGCGAGACTAATTGTTGAAGACATCGGCCCTGCATGATTTGGCGAATTAGTTTTGTCGCGCTTTTAATGGGCGTAATTTTGACCGCATGCGGCGACCGCACCCGTGGCGTATGCCCAGAAGTACGCACCAAAAACAATGCTCTAGGTTTTGTCACTTCAGATACCGCAGCTGTAAGGAACGGCTCAAAATGCCTGTAATGCGCCCTCGACTAACCAATGAGGAAATAAAGGCGCGACTCATTTTCATTGTCGGCCTCGCATTGTGTAGCGCGTTTGTCGGTTGCATTTTTGTGCTTTTGTACGGCCTGCTTTTTGTGGTGCAAGACCCAAAAAATATGGCACCCAATGATGCTGCCGCGTGGGACATTCTCAAACCGATGGTGCTTTTTGTTTCCGGCGCGCTCAGTTCCTTGCTTGCCTCAAACGGCCTTCGAGATAAACCGAAAGGTAAAGACGAATGATTTACACCGGCAACACCGATGGTGCAGCTGCAGGCAAACGCCCAGGCACAGAAAAGTTCGTTGACATCATCACCCAAAAAGGATTCACCAACCTAGGCACCTGGGCAGTACGCAACATGCGCGGATCAGATCGCCTGTCAGTACACGCCACAGGACGCGCTGCCGACATTGGATGGAAAGACCCGACCATTGCCGCACTCTGGGCGAACTGGCTCACCACGAACTACCAGACACTCGGCATTGAAGAACTACACGACTATT